GCATAAGAGAAACTCTTATTGCCACTAGCAGAAGGTTGAACGGTTATCGAACTCCTCTTATATTTAGTATAGTTCGAAATCGATTCTAAAACCTTTTTTGTAAAGTTTTTCTTTTTAAGCGAAATAACCATTTGATAATGGGGTAGCTTCTTTTCTTTTGTTTCTTCAATTTGAAAGACAAAGTCTTTACAATTTTCTATACACCACTTCTCTAGGATATCTGTATCTCCAGAACAAGCACCGTCTTCCATGTATATGGTGAGATGCATTCTATACACTCTACCTTTACTATGTACCATTATTTCTTTTTATAAAAAGTTTTCTTTTTGTAAACTTTCTTTTTATAACCAGTATCTTTACGACCTGTATGTTTAGCTACAACAGCATACAGCTCTTTTGAAAGCTTAGACTTTTTCTCTGAACTCATGCCTGAAGGAATCCAGACATGATGTTTTATTTTTGGCATAATTATGAATTATCTACTTTAGCTCCGCCTGTTCTTGATTCTTCAGAACTCATAACTCTAATTTCACCGACTCCGTAAGCATGAGTTTCACGTGCGGTATAATTAGTTCTTTCATTTACTGTAACCCAACCTTGGTCTGCTACATAATCGGTTGGTCCAGAGCCACCACTTGACGAAAAGTCTTCTGGTGGTATTATAGATTCTGGCCATGAAATGTTTATTCCATGACGTACCAAATGTCGAATACGACACGGTGCAGCATCAATTGGCATTACGGTTTCTGTATTTGGTGTTGTAGGGGTATTAGGAAGCCCCATTACGTACGAAGGTGATGGGTTACCAGAGAATACTGGTATAAGAACCACATCTCCTTTTGCAGTACCATGGAATCCGTCGGAATAAACGCCTTCAGGTCCTTTTGCAAATTCATTGAAATCAGCCAGCCATTGTCGGGTGCTGAATCCTTTGTTAAATTTTTCTTCTACATGTAGATCCCAAGTATCATTTGGGCCTATTGTACAATCTAATACGTCCAACACTTCCCAATTATCTTTAAATTGTTGGGATTGTTGTGGAGTCATTCCTAGCACACTACTGACTTCGACAATTGTGGCTAGTGTTGACGATTCTATGTATCTAATATATCCTAAAATTGCATCAAACCAATTTACTCCAGAACCAGGTCCTTCGTAACCTTCTTTTACGATTTTACCTAATTTTGGTATTAAACCTGTTTCATTTACCGGATTAATACCAGTGTTACCCCAACTACAAATAGAGAACCACCACGGTTTAGTGGAGTATCTTAATTTTGATTGGCATACATACACTTTTATATTAGCATCACTATATTTATTGCTGTTAAAAAAAGAGTGTATTGAGAATCTAGAATTTATGTTAGTTCTTAAATCTACCATAAAATTAGCCGCAAAATCTTGTGCAGACTGATTAGATCTATTAAACATTGCGTTAAATAAATCACTGGTCATTCCGTTACGTATGAATTCGTTAATCATCATTCCTGTAGATGGCAAACCATAGTAATTAAATATTCGCCATGACTCCCAAGTCAGCTGTGAAATTAGAGAAGGTGATTCTCTAAGTAGACCACCTGTCATAAAGCCTTGACGGTTAGCACCGCACTGGCTATATAGTCTGTTGATGTAAGCTTCAGTTACACCATCTGATGCTCCTGGAGGCATTCGTAACCAGCGGCTTTCTTTCCCATATAAATTATTAGCTGCGCGCATATATTTATTTGGTTCACCATGATCGATCTCAAATTTAGAAGTATATTTGACACCAGCCTCTGCCTTGTAAATCATTTGAGGCGGAGCCTCATATAATTTCATTTTGAATTCTTCTGGAGTGTCATTACTTTGTCCGGACATACCAGAAGATACTTTTGTTTGGACTGCTACCAGAAGCCAAGCAATTGCAGCTTGTTTGGCAGAGTCACTATAAGGTTTTACTGCATTTCTGATTTGATTTAATCTCGCGGCTTTACCACTACGAGATTTAAGTCGGCTAGGAGTGTGATCCTTCATCATGGATTTAGCACTCTGAGCACGTTCATAAATGTTTTTAAAAGCTCTGCTTTTATCCTGCATATTAGCATCCTTGCCAACCATAGCCTTTAATGATTTAGGCAAGAATTTCAATTGAGCAGGACTTAAGAATATTAATTTCATATTTTATTTTAAAATATTATTTTTATTTTTTGTAGGCGCATAGACTTTCATCTATTCTGTTACACCCCAAAAAATCAATACGGCAGATCATGGGCTTTGCCATTGATCATGCGTTTGTCGTCAAATGGAATGTTTCCTCCGATGTCGAACCATTTTTCAAATGGCGACTGTCCTTTATAAACCCGATGTTGAAAGGGTTTAAACGTTTCTAAAGTATTAATATAATTATTATAATAATTTTTATTGATTGAGTCAAATTCATCATCTAATTCTTCCGCCTCAATTGCTTCTTTTATATATTCTTCTTTTGCCTGAAGTTGGACTTGTTGGAATTTGTCAAGTTCACAAGCCCAATCATCAGGAGTCATCCGGTCCATGTCGAATAAATGCCATCGGTCCGAACTTAGCCCGAATAGGTCATAATTTGTAAAGACCATCACATTGGGGCTATTAAAGAACATCTCGTTGTTTCTACCATACATGCTGCTGGACAACATCCCGTTCTTTATTTGTTCAATTGTAAACATAAGTTCGTCAATACGACTTTCAAACTTATCTTTTGCAAACTTGCCTTCGCCTTTAGATCTTGGAATGTCAAGTATATAGGTTTTTCTAACTCCCATTTGTATAATGGAACTTACCAGCTGATTAGCTGATCCCGTACAGGCGATTATTCCAATCTCCTTAGGGTGTTTAATCGCCAAATACTTAACCAATTGCGTTTTGCCTCGACTCCCCTGTCTATCTAAGATATGGTAAATCGTTCTATCATCCGGTTCACTCATACTTATATTATACATTAACTTTTGCCAATTGTAAAACTTTGTTGGACACAAAGTTTTTAAAGTGGCAAAGTTTATTAATGCTTGATTGGACCAAGGCCCACCAATTCTTGTTTCTTCTTTCATGGCATAAGAGAAACTCTTATTGCCACTAGCAGAAGGTTGAACGGTTATCGAACTCCTCTTATATTTAGTATAGTTCGAAATCGATTCTAAAACCTTTTTTGTAAAGTTTTTCTTTTTAAGCGAAATAACCATTTGATAATGGGGTAGCTTCTTTTCTTTTGTTTCTTCAATTTGAAAGACAAAGTCTTTACAATTTTCTATACACCACTTCTCTAGGATATCTGTATCTCCAGAACAAGCACCGTCTTCCATGTATATGGTGAGATGCATTCTATACACTCTACCTTTACTATGTACCATTATTTCTTTTTATAAAAAGTTTTCTTTTTGTAAACTTTCTTTTTATAACCAGTATCTTTACGACCTGTATGTTTAGCTACAACAGCATACAGCTCTTTTGAAAG